GGGACCACCTGACTTTAAGCCTAGCCAAAGGGTGTTCCATTCAAAACAAGAGACTGAGTACGTTTGGGATACTCAACGAGTCTTTAATAACTTATATGCTAAAGAGGAGTAATTACTATGGCAATGCACAAAGGCAAAATGAAGAAAAAAGGTATGGCACGAGGTGGCATGAAAATGAAAAAGAAGGGTATGGCACGAGGTGGAGCTAAGATGCCTATGGCTAAAGACCCTAAGACTGGCAAGATGATTCCTGCATTTGCAATGGATGGCAAAGGCAAGATGAACAAAGGTGGCATGACTAAGAAGAAGAAGGGCTACGCAAAGGGTGGCATGAAGAAGAAGGGCATGGCTCGTGGTGGCATGAAAAAAGGTTATGCAGCAGGTGGCATGACTGTTGGTCAACTTAGAGCTGCAGCGAAAGCTAAAGGCTATAAAATAATGAAGGGTTAGTCTTATGGCTAAGTCTACAGTAAACAAGGCAGGTAACTACACTAAGCCTACAATGCGAAAGGCTTTGTTTAGTCGTATCAAGTCAGGATCAAAAGGCGGTAAGCCCGGACAGTGGAGTGCTAGAAAGGCGCAGATGTTAGCCAAACAGTACAAAGCCAAGGGTGGCGGTTATCGCTAAAGATCCTAAACTTGGTACAGGCAAGAAGCCTAAAGGCTCAGGTAGAAGACTCTACACTGATGAAAACCCAAAAGATACGGTGAGTATCAAATACGCAACGGTGAATGATGCAAAAGAAACTATTAAGAAAGTTAAAAGAATTAACAAGCCCTATGCGAGGAAGATCCAAATACTCACCGTTCTTGAACAACGAGCTGCTGTTCAAGGAAAAGCTGAACAGTCTAGGCTTGCCAAGAAAGCTAAAGAAACATTAAGGAAACAACGTGGCACTAGCAAAAAGTCAACGAAGTCTTAAATCTTGGAGCAAACAAAAGTGGAGAACAAAGAGTGGTAAACCCAGTAGCAAAACTGGAGAACGCTATCTTCCTGAGGCTGCAATCAAAGCTCTATCACCCCAAGAGTACGCAGCGACAACTAGAGCTAAAAGAAAAGGCACAAAGCAGGGGAAGCAATTCGTCAAACAGCCAAAGGGTATCGCAAAGAAAACACGAGCGTATAGGAAAGTAAAGTAAATGGTAAAAGCATGGTTTATAGTAGCAGTAATGACAGGAGTATATTCAGATGGGACAAAGGATATATTTATATTTCAACACCCATCAGATCACGGACACTTTCACAATTCTGCTACGTGCTATAAGTATATAGGAGATAATCCTTTTAAACTTGTTAAGGCTCTTGTTAATGAGTATGGAGACAGATCACCTGAAAAGATTATGTGTGTGCCTGAAGAAACAATTCAGTCTTTTATGGAACAGGATAAAACATAATGTTGTATGAGCCTACATGTGAAGTTTGTGGGCATCATATTGAAGATGACAGATGTGACTATTGTAGGAATACAGGCGAAAACGGTGATTGGATAAAAAAAGTTATAGAACAGGCGAGAGATCCACGACACGATCAATCAGCCTTTAAGGATAAAAAGAAGAATGACAAAAAATCTAACTGAGAAGCAACAGAAGTTTATGGCTGTCTTGTTTGAGGAAGCTAATGGTGATGTTGTGTCTGCTAAAAAACTAGCAGGATATGCGGATACTACTACTACACATGATGTCATCAAATGTCTTAGAGATGAGATAGCAGAAGCTACAAGAGACTACATGTCACGTATTGCACCAAAGGCGGCGGTGGCTATGGGTAATGCACTTGTTGATCCTACAGAGTTAGGTATCAGAGATAAGATGGTAGCAGCAAAAGATTTATTAGACAGAGCAGGATACATAAAAACAGAAAAGGTAAACGTAGAATCTTCAGGAGGTTTGTTTGTCCTTCCTGCTAAAGAAGGAAAGAATGAGTGAGGACAGAGAGAGCCTAGGGTATTGGGCATTACCATTACCTGACGTTGAGGGCAAGCAGTGGAAGAGGATACCTAAGATAGCACGACTTGTACCTTTCGGCTATGAGGTAGATCCAGAGGATGAAAACTTTCTTCTGCCTGTAGAACAAGAATTAGATGCGCTAGAGTTAGCAAAGAAACATTTAAGACAGTATAGTTACAGACAAGTAGCCAACTGGTTGACACAGCAAACAGGACGTTACATATCTTACAGAGGACTAAAGAAGAGAATAGATATTGAAAAGAACCGCAGAAAAGTTGCTAGTGTTAAAAGGGAACTCGCCAGAAGGCTTGAAAAGACGCTCAAAGAAGTCTCGAAGCTCGAAGAAAGTACAGGAACATATACCACCGAAAGTAGAACAGCCTAGTATAAACTATGATCTAGGTGGTACAGAAGAGGTTCAGCAACAAGATGTGTTGTTTAAACCAAACGCAGGACCTCAAACAGATTTCTTAGCATCCTCAGAACGAGAGGTGTTATATGGTGGAGCAGCAGGAGGTGGCAAGTCTTTTGCCATGTTAGCTGACCCACTCAGAGGACTAAACAATCCTAACTTTAGTGGACTGTTAGTTCGACACACGACAGAGGAACTAAGGGAACTGATACAGAAATCTCAGGAGTTGTATCCAAAAGCAATTCCGGGAATCAAGTGGTCAGAGAGAAAGTCACAATGGGTGACTCCTAAGGGGGGACGACTTTGGATGTCCTATCTAGACCGTGACCTAGACGTAATGCGATACCAAGGTCAGGCATTTAACTGGATAGGATTTGACGAACTTACACAGTGGGCGACACCATATGCTTGGGACTATATGCGTTCACGACTCAGAAGTGCAGACCAATCATTAGGACTGTACATGAGAGCAACAACCAATCCCGGAGGGGCAGGACATCAATGGGTAAAGAAGATGTTCGTAGATCCTGCACCATCCAACTCAGCGTTTTGGGCAACAGAGTTAGAAAGTGGCAATGTTATTACATTTCCAAAAGGGCATAGCAGAGAGGGGCAACCTCTTTTTAGAAGACGCTTCATACCTGCTAATTTGTTTGACAACCCTTATTTAGCGGAGTCTGGTGACTACGAAGCAATGCTTTTGTCATTGCCTGAGCATCAGAGGAAGCAACTACTAGAAGGTAATTGGGACGTAGCAGAGGGTGCAGCGTTTCCTGAGTTTGACAGAGCAAAACATGTAGTCGAACCTTACAAGATACCCTCTAGTTGGAGAAAGTTTAGAGCATGTGACTATGGGTATGGAAGTTACTCAGCCGTAGTATGGTTAGCAGTCACACCTTCTGAACAACTTGTAGTGTACAGAGAGTTGCAAGTATCAAAAGTTTTAGCAGCTGACTTAGCAGAAAAGATATTGCAATTAGAGGCAGAAGATGGTACAATACAATATGGGGTTTTAGATAGCTCACTATGGCACAAAAGGGGCGACACTGGTCCTAGCCTAGCAGAGCAAATGATAGTAAGAGGTTGTAAGTGGCGACCATCAGACAGAAGTAGAGGCAGTAGAGTTGCAGGAAAAAACGAATTACACAGAAGACTCCAAGTTGACGATCACACCAACGAACCTCGTCTTGTTATATTTAATAACTGCACAAACCTCATATCTCAACTTCCTAGTCTCCCTCTTGACAAAAAGAACAACGAAGACGTAGATACTAATTCTATGGATCACATGTACGATGCACTACGTTATGGCATTATGACACGACCTAGAAGTTCTATATGGGACTATAACCCTGTGAATCAGCGAACAGGCTTTCAGATTGCTGATCCTAACTTTGGATACTAAACATGGCAGAAGATAACGAAATACCCTTTGACACGGATGATGTCACTGTAATACAGGACAATGATCCTGCTCTTGCTTCAGAGAGCGACATAGTAAGTTTTGTACAAGGCAGATTCAAAAGAGCAGAAGATGTACGACAACAAGACGAACAGAGATGGCTAAAAGCATACAGAAACTACAGAGGATTGTATGGTCCTGATGTGCAGTTTACAGAAACAGAAAAGTCAAGGGTGTTTGTAAAGGTAACAAAAACAAAAACACTTGCAGCGTATGGTCAGATAATTGACGTATTGTTTGGCAACACAACATTCCCACTTACGGTTAATCCTACAAAGTTACCAGATGGTGTGGCAGAGTCGGTGCATTTAAATCTAGATCCTAACGCAGCCAACGCACAAGATGCACTTAGAGAGGCTTTTGAAGATAAACCTTCAGAGCCTTTTTTATTTACACCTGATGGCGAACTTAAACCCGGAGAGACCATACAAGACCTAGAGAATAGATTAGGCGGTAGCGGTCAGAAACTATCTTCAGTATCAGATAAAATTATAGAAGGCACAGGTGGTACACCACAAACTGTTACCTTCCATCCTGCTATGGTAGCAGCAAAGAAGATGGAAAAGAAGATACACGATCAGCTTGAGGAGTCAGGCGCAAACAAACAACTACGTAATGCTGCATTTGAGATGGCATTGTTTGGCACAGGTATAATGAAAGGACCATTTGCTTTAGACAAAGAGTACCCTAACTGGAGTGAAGATGGTGAGTATGAT